AAGAAGCAGCAGAAACAGTAATTGTAATGATATTCCCTGCAGCCAAAGCAGTTGCGTATGCATTTTCAAATTCTGTATCATGTTGGTAAAGACTTGGTGAAGCTGTTGTAACTGAACCTGTTTTGTAGGTTGTTGCATTTACACTTGCACCCAAATCTAATTCAGCAGATGTAGCTTCGTTAATTGAATAACCAAAACGACCTGCACCATAAAGACCGCCTTCTGGATCAGCATCTTTGGCATCTTTGCCAGTAACACCGAATACAGAGTCAGCTTGTGATGTTCTACCTGCACCAGTTGTAAAGCCAGGTTGACCTGTACCATACTTGAAATCTAGATAGAATACAAGACCGGAAGGCAAATTCATTGGTTGAACTGAAACAAAATCTTTCGCAGCAATTTCAGAAAAAATACGGCGAACCAATGGAAGTGCAACGCCTGCCCATTCTTCTGAACCGGCTGCTGTACCTGTACGATTTGATTCTTCGATAAGTTGTTTTGCTTGATTTTCGAGAAGAATTGCAATAGAGTTCTTTTCGTAATCGCTTGATAAGTTGTCAAGAAGACCTGATTTTTCCCACTTCTTAACAACACCTTTATTTTCTTCGATAAGACGCTTATGGGGATTGTTGGTAGCGCCTAAAAGTGATTGTATACTCATTTTAATATCCTTAATTTGTTATTTTAAACCTGCTAATTTACGTAAACGATTCGCCATGTCATCACCTTCATTGATGATTGTTTTTGGGCGAGTGCTTGCAATAGGTTTGCTTGCAAATGACTCTTTCAACGGCTTAGCATTTATTTTAGCAGATTTTAATGCCTCTGAAAGGGTTGCATAAACCAATTTTACTTCACGCAAGCTGGACGCACGGTCAAAGTTTTCAATGACCGTAATTTTTTGTTTCTCTGTCAATGAATGTTTTTTGAACAATTTGTTTGAGAAAAGCAATTTAGAGTTCAAAAGATTGACTTCGTTGATTTTTGAACGTAAGAAAGTAATAACAGCATATGCTTCACGTAGTTTAGCTTCTGCCATTTCTTTTTCTTTTTCTTCTTCAGCTTCGTCAACTTTTTCTTCTTCATCTTCTTCACGAAGAGCACGTAAAATTTCTTTAATATCTACGGTATCTTCATCTTCATCTTCTGCTTCCTCTACCTTTTCTTTTTTAGATTCTTCTTCATCTTCTTCACGAATAGAACGCATCATTTCTTTGATGTCTTCATCTTCATCTTCTTCGTTTACAAGTTGAACAAGTTTTTCCGCTTTGTCTTCGGTACTATCATCGGAAGCAACTGGTGATGGTTTCTTATTGTCACCTGTTCCAATACCGGATGAATCAATGTCTTCTTCTAATTGACGTATAATTTCCATTAAATCTTCGTCAATTTCTTCGTCATCGGCTTCATCCATTTCTTTTGCAGGTGCTTCTTCTTCATCATCAGCTTCACCAAACAATTCTTCAATGTCAATGTCATCTTCAGCCGTGTCTACTGACTTTTCATCTGTGTGGTCTTCTTCTCCCTCACCTTCTTCAACAGCAGGTTCTTCATCTTCTGTTTCAGATACAGAACCGGGTTCTTCTTCAAACCAATCGTTTCCATAATCTTCTTCAACAGATTTTTCTTCTTCATCACCTTCTGCTTCTTCAGCAAGTTTTTGAGACAACATAGATTGGAGTCTAGGTGTCATAGCTTCTTCCAAAGCAAGTTTCGCATTTGCAAGTGCAATCTCACGAACTGCTTTAGCATCGGCTATTGCCTCTTTTAGTAAATCATTCATTAGAAATCTCCAACTTTTTGGCGTTATTATGAACCCCAATCAACATAAAAAAAATTACAAACCCCATATATTAAGATATTATTTTATTCTTAATCGAAATAGGGTATTATAGTATAAATATAGTCTTTATTAAATTATATGTTTTCTTCATTTATTTTTTTTTGTCTTCTTATTGCAGCGTTTTTACGCTCAACTTTTCTTTTTGATGGTTTAATATATTCCATCTTATTTTTATATTCTTCTAATATACCGGATTCTTTGACTTTACGCTTAAAAATTTTAATCATAACGTCAATATTCATTCCATTTCCTTTTACTTTGACGTGTGCCGGCTTTGACGATGTATAAACTCTGTCTGACATAACCTATTTCCTTTTTATTTATTATTTTGTTTAATTTCGTAAAATTTACCAAGATGATTTCCGATGCCATCGTATATTGACTCTAATTTTCTCTGTAATTTTACAATTCTTTCGGATATTCTATGAAATTCTTTCAAAGATTCACGAATTTGATTCGATTTTCTGTTATATGATACACCTTCAAACCAATCACCTGATTCTTCAACTATATTTTTATTAGCAAACTCAACTATTGCAGTAATTTTACTAACTGCTTCTGGTAATGATTTAGATCTGTGTATTACTTCTCTATATTCGTTGTAATTTGATACCGCTTCTTTAAATTGTTGTTTTTGTTCTGGTGTTAAGTGTTTTGCGTTAAATTTTTCTTGCATAACTTCTTCAACAGCATCTTGAACCATTCTTTTTAAATCTTCAACTTTAATTTTTGTTTCACCGACCTTCTTTGGAAGACCTTTATGACTTGTACTTGCAAATTTTTCTAATTCTTTTTCAGACATACCGCTTGCAATCTTTTTTATATTAGGGCTAACATCGGATGCCGATACATCTCCTCTCTTATATGCAAGTGCCAATCCCATAATTTTTTGCTGTTGTTGTGATAATGCAGGCATTTTTATCTCCCGTCAAATATACATTCACAAACATTACCAATTTCACAAATTATGTTTGTTATGTTGTTGTTAATACGTTTAATTTTAGGATCAATCTTTGAAATTGTTGAAATACCAACTCCTTCTGTTATTAAACCCTCATATAATCCTTCATTTGTCCCCTTTGGGTACATAAATGCACCATGTGTTGATGGATTTGATACAAAATCCCATCCTATTAACTCAAAATCATCTTGAACTTGAACTACGCCCTCACTCATTTCTTCAACACTACCCATTCCTCTTGAACTAATACCTAATCTTATCCCGCATTTCAATAATTCTTTCAATATGTTTCCAGCAGGAGTTGGTAAAATTTCAACAACACCGACAACATCGTTGCCTTTCCATTTAACTTCCAATACATTATGAGAAACATTCTTTAAATTTATTACTGATGATTCTGGATGGTCTAATTCTCCTAATGCTCTTCTTTCTTTTATACAAGTTTCTGCATATTTTTTCACTTCTCGCATCAAAATTTCTTTTGGATATACCCTACCATTTTGATTTTTTGCTTCTGCTCTTTGTAAAACTCCATTTACAATTATTTTACCGCCACCATCAATACTTTCATTTAAGTTTGTGGTAGTTGGATTGAACAAAATAGTATCTACGAGTAGTTCTTTCATGTTATGCACCTAATTCGTTAATCTTTTTTGTAATTCTGTTTATCCTTTCAGATATTTTTCTCAATCTAGCCATAGACTCTCCCCAAAGAGTTCTTTGATCAACATTCATTTCTGTTTTTAGTTTTAATGCATGTTCAACTACTCTTTCTACTTCATAGATTGTTTTGTTTATATTTTTAATAGAATCATTTATTTTTCTATTAGTTGAACGGGTTTCATCTTTACGAAATTCTTTATATGTTCCCTCATGCATTACATTCATTGCTTGTTTGTAAGCAGACTCAAAATTTTTCTTTTTTTGTTTTGGAACAATTTTATACCCATATACTTCTGCAGTTTCTTTATTGTGGGTATCAACATCTGTTTCATTTGGAGAGAACGCATTTGGAGTTTGATATCCTGGAACAGAAGCAGTTGTACTCATTTCATCAAGTTCAATTTCTTCTTTAAATTTTCGGTAATCTTCCGACTCTTGTATTTGTTTTATGAATGATTGTATATTCATATTATGCCTTATTTTGAAATTTGATTTTTTATCAACACATATACGGTTCCAGAATTTACTGTAACCGATTCTGCTGATATTTCAAGTATACGTTTTGATCCGGCAATATCTGCTAAAGATATACTTCCTCCAGCAGAAAGAGTAACTGTACCAGTTGTTGTATCTGCAACAATAATACCACCTACACCATAATTGGAGCCAGTAAAATATGTTGTTCCTGATGTGCATGTTATTGATTTTAAAAATTTACCAGGATGACCTTTTCTTTGAAAATCATTTGCTTGTGATGCTGGGTAATCATAGGGGTGTATTGGATTTATTGACATTATTTACTCCAAGATAAATCTTCTATCAAACTATAATATCTCAATAATGCTGATATATGGTTTTCATCAACATTCTTTATTTGTTCATATGAATCTAATAAATTAACTATTTCTGTTAATTTTATTTTTAAAGATTTGTCTTTTACTTTATACATATTTTTACTAAAAATATTTTTTATATTTACCGCTTCCGTTTGTATTAAAGATTTAAGATTATTTGTATTGCTTACATTTCCAATATATTCTCTAAGCAACATCTTCTGTGATTCATTGAAATCATTATATTTTTTATTAAATTTTTCAACTAACAGTTTTTGTGATAATAAACGAACTTCTTTTGATTCATTTGAAAGTGTATTTGTTTCGTTTATTATAGTTGTATTTGGTTTTTCTGTTATATTTTCTATTATTGTTATTTTTGATTTTGTTAATTCTACTGGATTATCCAAATCTTTATATTCAAAAATTTTGTATATTGATGCCAATAGTTTGTAGTTTTGAACTTTTGTTTGAAAAAATAAGTCAATATCAAAATTATCCTTAATTGCTTTTATCAATTGATACTTTTCTTCGTTCAATCTTGATTTATTTAATCCACGTCTTGCAGTTATTACCGCACCTATAAGCATATTTGCTTTAGATTCTGATTTTAGTTTTTCATCAGAAAGAGTTTTATACAATGTATACTCTTTGATAAGTTCTGTATTCTTACCAAAATGTTTTTTGAGTATTTGGATTGCTACGGATTCATTTGAAGAAATAATATCCGATGTTATTTGACGTGTTAATAGTTCAAATAACATTCCAGTATTTTTAAACTTTGAATGCTTTATTTTTCTCATTGTTAATTATACCTGTTAGTGCACACTTTCATACAATAAATATAGACAATCTCATAATTCATCCAATAAATTGTCTTCATTTAGTAAATTTGGTTCATTTTCTTCGGAAATTTTTGTTGATTTTAGACTTTCCGATATAATTTGTTTAGTTTTAACCTTTATACCAGCCATATCGTTTATTAGTCTTTCCATATCTTTTGTTATTTTTTTTCCTTCCGTTGATAATGGACTTCCTTTTTTATACTCATGCTTTGTACTTTGATTTATTTTTAATGTGTTTCCTACATCTTTTTTACCAATAGGATCTCTTCCAAATGGACTATCATCAGTCGAATACGATAAATTCTTTGCAGGTCTTCCTGCACCTGGCCACCCTCCATCTGGAACTTCATTATCACTTATCATTTTACCACCACCTTTAACATGCATACTGGCAATATCATGTGGAGTTCCAAATGATTCTTTTGTTATAGCAGGATCATTTCCTTCACTTTCAATTTGAGTTTGACGGAATTTATGTTTAATATCTTCAAGTATTTCATTTTTTTCAAACTCTGCTTGATCATCTGTCAAATTGAATATATTTGAATAAATGTATTTCATTGATAATAGTTTATTTTCAATTAACTGTGAAGCAAGATCCACTCTTTCTTTCATAAGAGCAACTTTTTCTTGTTCATAAACGATAGATGGACTTGTTAAGTCTAATTCAAAATTAACTAAATCTGCGTTCTCATATCCTTGTGAATAAAGATGAACTATTGCAATTTTTGTCAATTCAGAAACAACTATTCTCTGTATTCTTTCTATTGTTCTGGCAAAACGAATATCAAGGGCTGCAAGAGTTGCTTTACCTTCGGTTGTTTCATCATATCCCAAAAATGCTTTTGGTATTTTTAGTGCAGCAAATATTTTACTTTTTAAATATTCAACATCTTCTATTGCCTGATATTGTAAACCAGGAAGTGTTTCTATATTTGTTGCAGATTGTGTTCCACGAACAGGAAGATAATAGTCTTCCAAAAGATTTTGCATGTTAAAACGTAGGTTATAGTTTCCGGTTTTTTCATCTACTATTGGAATTTTTTTCATTTTATTCATCATAGATTGGATATACCCATCAACTTCACCAGGTGGTATATTACCAATATCAACCTTAAATACTCTTTTTTCAGGTGCCCTCATAATACGATGTATTAACATTGCATCTTCCATAAGAACTAATTGTTTATACAATTTACGAGCGCCTTCCAACATTGATTTACCATAAGGTAAAAAATTTGTATCACCTAATAAACGAAAATGTGCCATTTCATAATTTTGAAATTCTCCCTTACCGAGAGGACCTTCATAAATAAATTTAGTCATATAGATATGTTCTGGATCCGTTCCTTCTTCTCTTTGAACTTCATATGGTGAAAAAGGAACTACATTTGTAACACCTAACCCCTCTTTTACATCAAGATATAGATAAAAGTCACCATACTTACAAAGATTACGTGTCCAAGGCCAAAGATTATATTCTATATTCAAAATATCATAAAATAAATTACGAAGTATTTTTCTTATATTATCATTGTCCGTTCTTATTGTTAATACATCACCGGAATCATTTTTTAGTGTGCTTTCATCTGAATATATGTCAAGTGCAGAAGAAACAATTGCATCGGTGTCCATTGCTTCATAATCTGTATAAAGATCTATTTTTGTAGCAGAAAAAGAATTGTATTGATTGTATACCGATATTGGTGTTCCTCTAGATCCATGAAGTCTTCCGTATCTGTCAACAACTTTTGATGTATGTGGATTTCCGTCTGCTTGATAACGTGCAGTATCTACAACTTTTAATCTTTTACCACCAACGTTTCTAACAACAACATTAGTAGAAAAAAGTGTTTTTAATCTATCAAACAACGATTTTCTTTCTGCCATTTTTCACCTATTGTTAATTATTATACATGAATATAAATATGTTTGAAAAAAATGAAAATTACTTTATCAACCAAGTTAAATCTTCATCTTGTCCTCTAATTTGCATAGACCAACCATCATCAATATTACTTGGTGCTGATGATTGAATTGGACTGCCTTTTCCAATATAATCTAAACTCATACGAGTACGCATTAGTCCTTCTTGACGAAGTTTTATTGCAGTATCTCTAACCCAAAGTCCAATAGAAAATGATAATGTTAAGTCATCATTATACCCTTGTTGTGCTTCTGCCTTTGATCCGTTCCAAACAAAAACATAAAGTTCTTCAACTAATCTTGAAGATTTTATTATTGGAGTTCTTTCTCTAAAATAAGTTTCTAACTTTGAAATGAGTAGTGGTCTTGTTTTTGCACTTGTAGTAAATCCTGGAACCATTTGTGATTTATCTTTTATATCATATCCTTTTGGAATATGAACAGAAGGATCTATGTAACCGTCTTCACGATATGTGTAATAAAGATTTGGATAACCTCTATCAATAATTTGTTGAATGACTGCCCAACCAATATTTGCGTTTTCAACTACAAGCAAAGCATCATTATATTCAGTAGCAACTGATACCAACATATTACCATAAGTTTTTGTATCAAGTTTTCCTTTGTATTCTGCAACCTGTTCCAAATTATCAACATCTATTACATGAAATGCTGAGTTATCGTTTCCGTCACCACGTGCAACGTCAGCAACTACTATGTATGATTTATTAGAATCTGGATAATCCCATATCCAATATGCATCTTCAACTCCTCGTTTTTCTTTTGGTTCACATACATATGTATCTTCGTACCATTTAACTAATTCCCCATCAATAACTGCACGGCCAGACGCAAGAAAGTTTCCATCACATTCTTGTTTAGCCATATCAGGACCTAACAGTATGTCTTGTTCATCACGCCATTTTTGGTCACGGTCTGGATGAACTTGCCATAATAGTTCTATTGGATTGAAAGAACTTTCACCTAACTTTGCCTTTACCCATTGTTTGTGATAAAAGTTACCAACACCGTTTGGCGTAGAGTTAATAATTGCAGTTCCACCGGTAGCAAGTGTTTGTTGTGCAGATGCCCATATTCTATCTATATCGTCAATAAAGGCGGCCTCGTCTATGATAAGAAGTGAAAGTGCCTCAGAACGAGCAGAATCAGCGGCGGCAGAAACGGCTTTTATTTGTGAACCGTTCTTAAATCGAAGTGAAAGTTTATTATCTTCTTGAACGCCAGTCTTTAACCAACTTGGCATATTGTCATACATAACACGAACTTTTGTTACCAAATTTTTTGCAGTTTCTTGTTTTGTAGCAATAACAAGAATATTCTTATCTTGATTAAATAACATCAACCAAAGTGAGTAACCTGCAATAAGTGTAGATATTCCTAACTGACGAGATTTTAAAACTATATTCCATCTATTTGCATTAAATTCTTTAAGTACGTCTTCCTGAAATGGGTATAGTTCAAAAAGAATTTTGCCACGAGTTGGATGTTGAATTTTTGCATAACGTTTCATAAAATAAACAGGATTTGCTGCACATTTAGCAAACTCCTCTTTAATTATGTCTTTTAAATTTTTAGTAACTTGACTCATTGTACTGCAAACATTATTCCGAGAACTGTTCCTACCCCACTAAAAAACCAAAGTAATTTATTATCATACCAACGAGGTTGTAGTTCTTCATTTATTTTTTCAAGTTCCGTGCTTCTTTTTTTACAAGCATCAATAACTTGGTCACGATTTTTTAATTGTTGATGATACAAGTCAAATCTTGTTTGATGAAATTCAATCAAAGTATCTTGTGCATTTACAACGGCAGTTAAGTATTCAACGGAATCTCTAATTAGTTGTATTTTGTTTGCCAATAATACTATTTCGGATTTTTTAAAACATATAGTAGAATCTTTTACAGAAGCAAACATACTTGTTGCTGATAAAAATAAAATTATTAGATACTTCATAAATTAGTCTTTCAAAAAATTGATAATATATTTTGTGGCTTCATCTGGATTTTTTATTTCTTTATCACGATAAACATAAAATTTTTGTTTTATGATAATAATACTATCCTTACGAACTTTAATAATTGAGTCTAATTCATTTGCTATTTTTTTTAAATTAGTATAGTCAAATTCATATTTGTTTATGAGTGCTTCTAAACTATCTGCAGTTTTTGTTGATTGTTTTAATTGTTCTTTTGAACGATTATTTTCATAAACATTGTAAAATAAAAGAATAGAAAGAACTCCTATAGCAAATATTTTTATGTAATTACCAATTTTTTGTGTCAAAACATCTTCCATAATTAACCTTTTGTATCTGTTGAAACCAGTTTTGCTTTACCACGAGCAGTTGCACCGTGTTTTCTTTTTCTTGTAACCGCACTACGTTTTTGTTTTTTTGACATTGAAGCAGCTTTTGCTGCAGGAACACATTTAGGATATGCTCTCTTACCACCTTTTCTAGCTTTACTACCAGCGGATGCACCACATTCTGGATGACCACCACCTTTTTTCTTACGAGAAATATCAACCCAACGATCTCTAAACCAACCTCTTAAACCACCGGTCGGCTTTTTTCCTTCTTTGGCATATTGAATTACATATTCTCTTACTATGCTTTTTAATATATTTTTTTGTTCATTTGTCATATACATAAATATGTAATTTTATACAAAACATTTTAATAATCACTTGGATTTATATTACCCTTTTCATCATATAGATAAAATTTTCCAGGTCCTAATGTTTGATCTATGCCTGCAGATAATACCCATGTAAAATGCCATTCTTCTGATGGTGCTTCTCCCCAATACCATCCATACTTCCAACCGTTCAATCTAATCCAATCTTGTACATCTCTTGGACCAATATCGATTGCTCTACCCCATCCATGATTTGAACCACCACGATCCGGCCAAACCGGAGCAGCTCTTCTTCTTCCACACCCACCAACTCCTTTTTGTCTTACACATAAATCATAATCTTCTCTTGCTGCATATTGTGTTCTGTGTTTAACACTTTTATTTTCTCTAAACTTTAAATCTCCTGGTCTTCCCAATGACCTATAACCAGAAGATGCTTTTGTAGATTTTAATTTCAATTCAACTCCTTGTAATTTAGCATCTTGTTGCATTTTAATATAGGCATTTGCACAATTTTTTTCTAATATTGCATTACCATCATCTACCATTACTAAAAGATTTAAATTTAATCTACCATTCTTTTGTGTACTTTGTAAATCATTTGCAGCTGCAGGTATTACTTCATTTCCATTTGTATCAATTCTTGCTACATACTCCCCAAATCTTCCTCGTTTTGTTTTTAGTTGAAAACCTGCACCATCATTTAGTTGTTTAAATGAAGTTGTTTTTACCAACGGAATTATATTATTATTTTTTCTTGATTCTTTTTTATTTGGATTGTCACCGAAAACACCTCTCCATTTTTTAATTACTGGTGAACCATTTGGGGTAAGTCCAGTATACATTCCAGATATTGTGCTTTGATATTCTATTAAAGTATTTGCAATAGCTTCAACTGCCTTTGGGGTTTTTTCTGAAAATGCTTCGTTAAATGCTAATTTTAATTTTTTTGGCAATTTTTCAATATTACCAGGAAATGAAACTAATATATTTGTAGTTGAAGCTGCTGGTGGTGATGGTGGTATTAAATTAAAGGTTGCTGATAACCAATATTTAGTTAGTCCAACTGTCATTACGTTCCATCCTGCGTCATCACTAGAATGGGTTTTTGGTTTTGATAAAGGGTTTTCTGATTTTGATTTTGTTAAGATTACATTTTTTCTAATCCATGAAGATGATTTAAACGGACCATCTGGATTGTGTGAAGTCGTATTTATTACATTATTAGGTAACGCGAGGAATAAATTACCAATTGCTTTTTTATTTGCAACGGTTGCTCCTTCTGTTGCTTTATCCAATCCATCTCTTTGAAAATAAAAAACTTTACTTTTATCTTTTAGACTGTTAATCATATCAACGTGTTCTGTTGCATCTCCTGACCTTGGCATAGATGGTCCAATGATATGTATTGTACTCCAATTTGAAGCAGGTTCTAGTTTAAAAACTCCATGCATTGTTCGTGCACCAAGAGAAAAACCAACTATTATTTTTTTTGTTATTTTTATTGATTTTGAATTTAAAATTTGCAAACACTCTTTCCATCCCCTTGTGGCATCGTATGATGTTTTACAATTATAGACATGGAAATTATTTAGGTTATTAAATCCTTGTTCCCACATATAACCTTCATTGTGGTTTGAATTTCTAATACCAGGGTACCAGTCTTGTCCTTTTTCATCTTTTATTTGAGTACCACCAATAACAAATACAATAGGACCATCCTTGTATGTATCAGAAAATTTTATTATACCGTGTTTTCCTTCTTGATACCTAGTTTTTATTGCATTTTCGGAACTCACATTAGAATTATTTTGTAATTGAGCAGCTTGTTTATTTAATTTAAATCCATTAGTAAATGCATCTTTTAAAGATTTTAAATTTGCTGTTAAAAAATTTTGTCCACTTCCAGAAAAAGCTTTTGATTTTAGTGCTTTGTCATAAGCACTACATATTATATCAGCAGCATCTTCTGGACTTTTAGCAGAAAAAGACTCTAATTGTGGTGTTACTATTTTTTTAAATAATTCTTTATCCATATAATCAAGTTTTATCTATTGCACCTTTGCCACTTGACGGCCATCCAAAACGGCATGACCAATATCTTGCCTTGTGTCTGGGTCCAGGTGTTGAACATCTATGACGTGCACGAAACGATTTTCTACGAGCCGCATTACTCTTTTTTATTTTCATTGTTTTTTTACCACCTTCGCCCTTGTGACCAAAGTTTACTTTTACGATATTACCGTTTGGTTTTTTAACATATACCGAAAACTTTTTTGGACCACTTGGTGTACGGAACGGTTTACCCAAACTAACTTTCCTTCCACGATATTCTGCTTCTTCTATTTTATGTTTTTCACCTTCACCTAAAATAAAATGTAACTCTGTTATATCGCCACATGGATTTGTAGAATAACCTTCTAATTGATATTTTGGATTGTTTAGCGTTTCTTTTACATTTCTATATCCACCACCAGCAGCTTTATATGCTTTAACAACAGCAGCAGAAGCATAAGCACTTGGCCACACTTTGTATTTACTTTTTATTCTTGACTTTACACTATTGTAAAGTTTTTTATTTGTTGGAACTGCTCTTTCAATTATCACTTGATTCACTTTTTTCTCCGTTCATTTTTTTGAATTTATTAGTAAAACTTTCTGATGCAACAGAAAATAGTCCACCAACAACTATGTATAAAAATCCGTCAAATATAAATTGTTCAACTTTCATAGAATAAATAGTAGAAAATAAAGATAGTATTATCATCATACAAAAAGATAAAAACATCATTACACGTTTTGATGATATTTCACCACCAACGCCAATGAATATTTCACGCATAATACTAATTTTTTCCACCCATGTTCTCCAAATCCTTTTCTATTTTTTCAATAAAATTTGTTTTGAATGTCTCAAATTCATCTTCAATTTTTTTCAAGAGTTCTTCTTTATTAACTTTGGTGTCCCATTTTTCAATGTCACCAAAATCATTTGTAAATTCTAATCTTGATAATTCATCTATAATAGAATTTTTATCGTGTTCAGCTTCTTTCAACCAAGCTACCGCATTTTCTTTTAATTTTGTTTTTTCATATTCTTCCCATTTTCCTTCGAGACGAATTTTATGTTCCATAGAAATTACACAATCAAAACACATACCGTGTATCTTTCTCATTTTTTCATCAAGTTTTTTTGGTATTCCACAAGTACAAGTTTCTTTTTGACAGTTAGGAAATTCTGTTAAGTATTGATGTAACTCTTGTTGCCAGACTTTTCCTAATTTCATTTTATATCCGTTCTTCTGTTCCCACTCATTTCCATCGGCATCAAACCACCTTTCACCAACTTCTCTAGTTTGATCATCTTCTTTTTTGTCTGCAACAAATCCTACTTGAACTTTGTTTTGACTTTCATGTTCTCCGTGTAAAAGTCTTTGTACATCTTCTACACTATCAATTTTAATTTCCATAACATAACCTTTATTTTATTTCATTGTAAACTTTTTTCCAAAATGTTCTTGTAACCAATCCTAATGGATTAGATTTTTCTACTATTTTTCCTCTGCCGGTATTCATCTTACTAATTACCATATTAAATATTTTTGCATCAAACCAACCAAATACGGATATAAAACGACTTTTCAACTCTGATAATTTTGCTTCTCTATCACCTAATGCTTTTTTTATTGTATCAAAATTCATCAATCCAAAACTTGGTATTTCATATTTTACTTCATTTGTAATAATATAATATAGATATGGATTTTGAAGATCTTTCATTGGTAGTTTGGCTGAACCGTTGTATTTCGTTATTCTCTTATATGATTTTAATTCTTTAACATTTTTTTGACTAACAGCGAATATAAGAACTGTATTTGTTTCATCGAAATCTTTGAATATTTCATTTGGCATAAAAGGATTTGTCACACGCTTTATATTTTTAATACCGTGTCTTTTCATTATTTGTACCTTTTCATCAAATGTAAATGGATGTTTTTGTGTATCAACCATATCATCGGTCACAACGAAAACATTATCTACACCAAATTTACGGCAAAGTCTCTGATATTCTTCTCGTTGATGTTGTCCCATTGGTTGAAAATTACCAGGAAAAAGGACAACAATTTCTTTATCCACCAATTCTTGTTCGGTGAATATAGAAAGATTTAATTCTTTTATCAATTGTAAAATAGATTTATCCACCTCAATTCTCCGGTGGAGTTGGCCAGGATATATTAAATGGATCCACCTGTGATGTTATATCGCGTAATGATTGACGATATACTTGCCATTCTGTTTGTTTTTGGTTTGTCAATGGTGAATCTGGCACCTGTGTCCAATCTGTTTCTGTTAAATATTTATTTCTTTTTCTTCTTATTCTTAACCATTGGCCTTCTACTTCATTTTCAAGTTCTTGTTGTGTTTTTGTTCTTTTTGTTTGATATTCGACTACTTCATTTTCTTCAATTACAATATTAGAACCATTTATTATTTCATTTTCATTTAATTGTATTTCTACAAGACGATAAGGATACCATCCATTTTGTTTTAATTGTTGATTATCCAATAAATAAAAATTTGAAATATTTTTCCAATTTGTAGGAAGTTCTTTTGGACTTCCTTGTACTTGATTATTTTCAATATAAATGTATAGCATTGTATTCCCAAATATGTTTAATTATTACTATAATATAAATATGATACTAAATTACAAAAAATATTTATCATTAGCAAGTTTATTTAATTCTTTTTGTACTTTTTGGAATACACTATCCCAATCATCGTATTTATCTTGTTTAAAAAGTGTAACTGAATCATACCAAACTGTTTTTTTACCAGGAATAGCCCAAGTATAATATGGTAAAACTGGTGTAATAATCCAAGTTGGTTTTCCCATTGCTGCTGACAAATGTGCTATTGAAGTACATGATGTTATTACCAAATCTAAATCCGCTATTATGTTAGCGGTATCATCCCAAGTATTCATTTTATCTCTCATATCAGCAAATGGAAGACCGTCAATACAATCATTATCTCTTTGAAGTGAATAAAATGTAGTGTTTTTAGTTGAATGTAAATTTATTAAAAGTTCTTTTGGAAATTTTCTGTGTTGTTCGTGTTCAAATTTAGGATTTCCACTCCAACGTATTCCAACTTTTAATGATTTATCTTTTGAAAATAATTGTAACGGTTTTTTTGGAAAAATATAAGGAGTTCCTTTTATATCAGAATATTCTAAATTTAAAACATAGGGAGCAGACATAGATGGAATCCAATAATCGTAATAGCAACTATCGGTGAAATTATTATCTACACATATAAAACCGTGACGTGAGAATAATTCTTTTAATCCATTTGAACAAGAAATTAAAACTCTTGCACCCATGTCTTTGAAATTTTTAG